TAATCCTGTAGATGCAGTCTCAGTAAATAATTTAAAGTTACCTTTAGATCTTACCGGACCACTAAAGCTTGTATTAGCCATTGTTTTTCTCCTTGGTTGTATAAACCATTCGTCGTGCTGTCTTTATACCGTCTGCCTAGCCAGTCTGCACAACTATTTTACTAGGTTGTTAAATGTGGGGGACAAGCCCCCACAAGTTAAGAGTAATTATGCTCCCGGTGAACCAAAGATACCTCTCCAGTCAGAGAACCCGAATGAGTATCTCTCTCTAGATTTGTATCTAACGTTTCCAGTTTCAAAATCGCCTTCCATCTTAGTGGAAATTGGCGCTCTTTGGAAGTGTTTTAATCCGTTAGGTGCATCAGTTTTAATGAAAAATGCGTCAGTATCAGTTAAGTAGTTATTTACTACATAACCTTGTGGGATCATTCCCATGCTACCTACAGCATTGATATCATTATCACCTGTACCAACTCTTTGACCAGATTTCATCAGTCTTTCAGCAGTGAATTGAAGATTTACTGGAATAATCATTTTCGTACCGTTGAGAGCGATTTTTAATCCTCTATCATCAGTAAGTCCAGCAATGTCAATTAACGCTTGCTCTAAAGATGTTTCATTTAGGTCCGCAGCAGTTGATAGTTCGTTTTTAATGTTTCCGCCAGTTGTTGGGTGAGCAGTAGAAAATAATTCTACGCCGTCTCCACCAGTAAAAGAACTGTCAAAACCGTTATTTAAAACGTTTGCAGCTTTTACTTGTTTAGCGTTAGCCATTGAACGAGCTAGTGCTTTTGTATATCTAGAACTGATTTTGTCATAAAGGTTGTCCTCTACAGCTTCCTCAGTAATAGAAAAAGCAAGAGCTATAGTTTCGTGTGTATAGCGAGCAGTGAAAGACTCAGTAGCATCATCATAGTTAATTGATGTACCTTCTGGTTTTACCTGTGCTGTACCGAAACCGGATAGCATTACTTCTTCTTCAAAAGCACGATCAGAAGTTTCTGTATCAAAAATTTCTGCGTGTTGGTTTTCGTATCGATTGTATTCTAACCCGAACAAAGCATTAAGACCCGGTTCAAGCTCTTTGACCAATTGTGATCTAGAAATAGCCATATATGTCTCCTATTAGCCTAATGCTGTTGTTAATAAGTAAGAATGTTCCCCAACATTTGGAATTACATACGCGTTGCAGTTTGCACTGGATGTATCACTGTTGTTAGGATCTTTCGAAATACCTATTTGTTTAAATTGTCCAGACGTTGTAACTGTAGTAGTATCTAATTCGCCAGTTGATCTGCCAGTAGTAGTGCTTCCACTCTTACCAACAAAATCAAATCCACCGAAATTCATAGCTGCTGTGCCAGTTCCATCGTGTTGAACTTCAAAGACGATTCTTGGATCGTCGTACACCTGTGCAACAATATCAGAAGCATTTGTGCTTGCTGGATAATAATTGCTAAATGTTGGCTTACTAGTCGTAGGGTCAGTATAAAAACATCCGCCAAAAATACCTAGAATTACACTAGGAGTTCCGGAAGAATCGTCAGCTATTTCAATACCACCAGCGGTTACCGCTAATACCGGTGTACCTTGAAATATGCTGGTGCCATAATTGGCTGCAATTTTGTACTCGTTCGTACGAATTAGACCGCCTGTAAGATGCCTAACGGGTCTAAACCCGAAAGCTGCGTCTTTATTTGCCATCGTTGTTTCCTTTTTTTAAAGGGTTAATATTTTAATTCGATGGACAAAAGAGCTAAAAAATTAGTTCTTTCGGTTACCACCGAAGGTTACACGAGACTGCCTGTCTGGTTTAGAGACCGGCATGCTAGGATGTTGTTCCTTCAGTAAATCATTTGCGACCGCTTCTTCTTTATCCTGCACTTGCTGTCTAAAGTAAGCCATTCGCTCTTCAACGATTTCTGTTGGAATTTTCGCCAGCAGTAAACCACCAACTCCTATAACACCTTGGTATTTACCTTCCTGTATTGTCGGATACTGACCGTCGTCGGAATCGGCTCTTACGAGTTCAAATCCTTCTCTTAATCGAGCATTTAGATTTTTATTATCTGCTTGCCCTAAAGTTTCAGCGCGTATCCACCTATATTTGTACCCATCGGGTGCAGGAGGTGCGTCAAGGGATGACGGGGGTGCCCATGGTTTCCTACGAGTCGTTTTCTCGCGGGATTGAG